GCTTTTCTCAGCTACTTTTCTTTTTTTTTTTTTTCTTTTTTTTTTTATTTTTTTCAAATCATTCATTACTTTTTTATATTTTTCATAATTAGTTTGTAATGCTTTTGATTCTTTTCTAAGGAGCGTTAAGTTATCCATATTATAAGATAATTCTCTTATTATGAAATGATTAAAGAATCCAGAAATCTTAATATTCTTTATTTCATCTATTCTTTTCCATAAAGATGCTTCCTTTTTACTATTAACATTTTCGACAGAATCAACAATTAAATGATATTTATCACTATCGTAGCAGTTAAAAGAGTGTACAGCTTGTTGTTTTAACGTCCCATGACTCCATTTACCCAATTCTCCAAAATCATACATTTTATCTACTTTTTTCATTTTAAAAACCTCGCATCTTTATACCTGGCTTTGTTGCTCCGCCAACATCTTCTTTCTTAGGTTTTTTGTTTTTTGTAATTACTTTTAGACTTTGTTCATCAATTCCTATTTCTTCTGGCATCTTATTATCTTTTCCTACTTTTGCCGCGACACTATATTGAACACAACCATTTAGAAATTCTGTTTTTGCAACAGCAATTCCTGTAAATCCAGTTACTTTATCTTTAACTTTATCTCCCAATTCTATTTCTTGTTCCATTTTTGAGTCCTTCTATGCCCCCCTTTTTTGTATATCATATACTTTCTCTTCAACTTCTTCTCTTTCTTAGTTTTCCTAAAAGTTGGGGTAATATTGTCCATTTTCATTTGCTTACTTTTATTCATCCCCTTCTATAATAGGTGCTATATAAGTAGTTATTGTAGAATATTTAGTCACTTCATCTAATACTATTGGCATATCTGCTCCAAAACTTAGTGTAAATCCATCTGTTACTGATTCTATAAATGGAATTATTGAGTCGCCAATTCCTACTTTAGCACTTCCTTCACCTGGACATTTTATCATATTTTTAGTATAGTCGTATTCGTCTTCCTTTCCAACTTGAAACATTATGTTTTCATTCTCTTTAGAAATATATACTATAGTTGTTCCAAGCAATTTCATATCCTTAATTGTTTTTGTCATAAATGCTTTAGTTAATCCTATTGAAACTGTTGTATCAATTTTTGGCTTGTCTTTTCTATAAATATTTTCGCATATCTTTTCATCTGCTAGTAAAGTATATGTTTCTCTTTTATCTGTTGCTAATTTAAGTGTGTAATCATTTATTTTATTAATATCAATAGTATCGTTAAACGTCTTTATTATATCTAAAAATAATTTAGAATTCTTTATAAATATCTCTCCAAAGGATTCGTACTCTTTAAATGCTTCTTTTTTTAATTCCCCTATTACCATTACTATGTTAGAGGGTCCGCTTACTGATGTTGTTAATCCTGTCTCACTAAAATTTAAATTAAGCGTCATAATTGTTGAATTTAAACTAACTTTTTGTATATAATCTTGTAATATTTTTGCTTCTATCCTCATGGTATCACCTCACCGAACTTGGAAAATTAGATAATATTTCCCAAGCAAATTCTTTTCTTATTGTTTTTTTAGAACGATAGTAACCTCTGTAGAATCTTAATTTCTTATAATGCTTTAGCATATAGTTAACTAATCTATCTTGTTCTTCTTGTGGCATAAAATGCCTAGTTACATTTATTCTTCGTTTAGTTGTGTCTAAATTTAGACTAAATTGTAACCAAATATTATATGTTAAAGACTTATTTAGATTTACTTTTCTTAAGTCTACTTTTTCACACTTCATTTTAATCGGGCCAGTAGCTTATAGCATTAGTAGCTATATTACGAACATCATCATAATCAAATTCATCTATATGCTCTTCAAGATATTCGTCTAATAGCTTTTTAATTTCTTTTTTTAGATTCATTTTCCAACCATTCTTGTTCCGCATTTAGGGCATACCATACTACTGCAGGGATTTCCTCTAGGATGTGGTGCTTTGTATCCGCAATCCGGGCATATGCAAAAATTAGCACCGCCATCTCCTTGTCTAACTCCGCCTACTCCTTGACCTTGTCCTCTTACCATTTATTTCACCTCTTTTATTATTTTATTCACTACCTGCTGTTTTACTTATGGTTTCAATTCTTTCCATAGCTTTATCTATCTCTGCGATTTTTAAATCAAATGCATTTTCTCTTGCTTCTTTATTTGCTTCTAGGAAATCTATTTTTGCCTGTAATTTCATTATATCAACTTCTTTTACATTCTTTTCTCTTGCAACATCTTCCTGAACTATCTTTTCCCAGGTATTAAACTCTTTTGTCTTTGCAATCAATTCTTGCTTTTTATCTTCTATATCTTTTGCAAGTTGTAACTTATCGTCTAGAATATCTAACTTGTTCTGTAGGCAACGCTCCACAATACTATATCTACTTTGACTTTCACTCATTTTGTTTCACCTCATTTAGAAATCTATCTTACTAAATATAGTAGATTGTTTTCTTTATTTAAATGTTTCGCTTTTTAATGCCTTATACTATTAGGATGTTTACTATGCATAATTATAAAGGTGGGGAATCGAACCCCTTAAAGTCGGAGCATATAGCATTCCTTCTTTTCTTCCTGCATTACTTACGCCTTAGCACACGGCATTTTTTGTTTTCTGCGTAATTATAATTTGTTTAATCAAAAAATATAATGTTATAAATATAAATACTCCTATATAACTAATAATGAAAGCATATTCTACCCTTGTCATTCTACTAATCTCTTACCAGCTCTTTCCTTTATGAAATCCCAAACTTCTTTCATACTTTGAGTTCTGTTGACTTTACGAAGGATATCTTTAATAAATTCTTTGATATCTTCTTTTTTATATATATCTTCTTCATATTCTTTTGCTTCAGGATGTTTACTATGAAAAATTAAAGATTTATCACTCAATGTCTTTTTCTCTTTTGGTAATCCATTCCCTTTTTCTGGAAAAAAAGTTCTGGTTCTTATAAATGGTTCTTCTTCTGGCTTATTTAAAAAATCTATTACTTCATTGATTTTTTTTATTACATCATTTAAATCATACATTTGAATTCTTTCTTCCATTTTTTTAATCATTTTATCAACCTCTTTCCAAATATTTCTTTTGCTTTTTGTCTAACTTTATTATCAAAATCTTCAACAGGTATTTTTATTACAAAAGCAATAAACCTTTTCACTGCTTCTTTGACATCTTTAGTATATATATGCTCTTCAACTGGTGCTATTATTGATTGAGGTCCTATATGTTCAGGAGAGATACGAGCATACAAGATATTTCTTATTTTAAAACTTAAGGTCTCTTTCTCTTCCTTCTTGTCAAGTGCATTCAAAATAGTCATTACATCTGTTCCTGTTGCATTTGCATATCCTGCTCCTTCTTCTCTTTGAAGGTCCCACTTTTTAATTGCTTTCCATACTTTTTTGAAATCTTCTCTTTCTAAATCTTTTTTAGTTGGATGATTATTCATTTTTTTCACCTAATTTATCTTCAACTATTTCCCAATCAGTTGCTTCAATATTTTTTATATTAATTGCACACGGATATTCTAATTCTGATATTACTAAATTACCATCATTTTCCCTTTTTGATAATTTCCAAAAAAGTGTAGGTCCTTTATTATTTGGCATAATCCAAGATTTTCTTCTAACCTTTTTCCCTTCTTTCATTTCTTTAATAGCTGATATAAAATCCATTCGTCTCACCTCGTTTTAATTTTTGTTTAATCCTGCATTCGTTCTGTTATTCCTTAAGTAACTATCCATATTTTTCCATCACTATAATACCTAATATCATAATTCCAGCAAACAAACACCCAGCTAATTCAAGAACAACTCCCCAAACAACCCCTACTAAAAAAGCATCAAATATTATAAGTCCTATTAAACCAGCACCTATTGGAATTGCTAAAATTAAAATTAGTATTCCTATAATTTTTTCTATCATTTTACTTCATCAAACCCATTTTTAGCTAATATGAAACTGCATTCATTTCGTGGCATATTAGGACTATCTACTAAATCAGCATGTATTGACCCTGCTTTTCCTCTTCTTAAATAAATTCTTATAGTAGATGCATGCCCAACAATGTTTCCACCAATAGGTTTTATTGGATTACCAAACATTTGTCCGGGGTCACTCTGAACTTGATTACTAATTACTACAACTAAATTATATATATCTGCTATTTTAAGTAATTGATGAAGGTGTTTATTTAGCTTTTGTTGTCTGTTTGCTAATGTTCCTCTACCTATAAATTCTGCTCTAAAATGAGAAGTCAACGAATCCACTATTAGTATACGATAACTATTATCTTTTTGTAACATTCGTTCTACTTCATCTATTAATAACATTTGATGGTCGGAATTATAAGCACGACTTATGTATATTCTATCTAATACATCATCTGGGTCTAATCCATTAGCTTTAGCAAAATCAAGTAATCTATCTTTTCTTACAGTATTTTCAGTATCAATAAATATTGCTTTACTAGTTTTATCATTCATTAATGACCGAACAGCTAATAGGTGGCATAATTGTGTCTTTCCTGTTCCCCATTCACCATATACTTCATTCAATGCACCACTTTCAAATCCACCACCAAGCATATCATCAAACGACTTGCATCCTGTTGTAATCCTTTTAATATCTTCTTTTGCTTTTGCAAAATCTTTTGCCTTTTCAAATCCTAATTTTAATGATTCCCTAGCATTTCTAATAATTTTTCTTGCTACTGCTTCACTCATTCCAGCCACATTTGCTATTTCAGTTGGAGATGACGTGGCAATGCTCATCAATGTACCTAATCCGCTTTCTTCTAATTTTTTTTCTGTTTCAGGTCCCACTCCTTTTATTTCTGATAATTCAGACATTTCTTAACACCTTCTTTACACAATTTTTAGCGTTGTTTTTAATTTCATACCCTGAAAACCGATAAACCACAACTCCCTCTGATTCTAAGTATTCATCTTGTTTTTTATCTCTTTCTATAGTCTTGGGCTTACTGTGCCAGTAATCACCATCACAATGAATTATGATGTTATCTTCTGGTAGCCAAAAGTCGGCCACTCCTAACTTGTAAGGATATTGTTTCACATACAATATCTCTCTAAATAACAATTGATTTTCTATCAATCTTTCAATTTTGGTTTCCTTACTTGGCATTTTTCCTTCAGATAATTGTTTAATTGTAGCATATCTTAATTTCTCTTTGCTCTCTTCTGAATGATAATGTCCTTTAAATGGAGGATTTTTAAGCATCGTCTTTCTTATCTTTTCTTTACGCTTATTTGGAATTTTTACTCCTTTCTTAGTTTTTGTGCCACTTATTACATATTGCTTAACTCTTTCATCAGTCTCTTTTGTTAAGCCTTTGTTCCATACAATTCTACCCTTTTTATATGATTCTAATGCCGCCAATCGCATATTCTTTTTACCATTCTCTGATAATGTTATTCCTGTTTTAGTGAATTTATTACTACAAGATTTCGAGCAAAATTTTTGAAGACTCCATTTTGGAGCAAAAAACTTTTTGCCGCATAAACATGTTCCTTTTATTGAATTTAATTCTGATTCCATTTTTTTATTATCTCCTCTATTACATTAACAGTTACAGCATTCCCTAATTGTTTATATCTTTGAGAATCACTTCCAATACTCCAATTATCAGGAAATCCTTGTAACCTTTCGCATTCTATTGGTGTAAGTTTTCTTATACCCAATTTTGTTTTGTATGAACCAGTTTTTGCTCCTAATCCACCCGCAGAACTTCTAATAGTTCTAGATATTCCTTTTGTTGAATATAGTCTATCTGTTGAATGTTTTGGTTTGTTTAGTTGTATTATTCTTATTACATCTCCATGCCCTTCTCTAACAGTTGGAGATATTCCATTAATATTATAAACTGTTTTTTGAAATTTATCTTTTATATATGTTTTAATGTTCTTGCTACCGCTTTTTCTGATAGGAAATATTTCTTGTCCACTTGTTCCTCTAAGATATCCGATAATGAACACCCCTTTCCCTATTTTGTGGGACTCCAAAATGTTTGCTGTTAAGCACTTGCCATTCTGCATTATACCCCAATTCATCAAGTGTGGTAAGGATAGTGGTAAACGTTCTCCCGTTATCGTGATTGAGTAATCCTTTAACATTTTCAAGGAAAAGATATTGTGGTCTTTTGACTTTAACAATCCTTGCGATGTCAAAAAAGAGAGTTCCTCTTGTGTCTTCAAAGCCCATTCTCTTTCCTGCGATAGAGAACGATTGACAGGGGAATCCTCCACAGAGCATATCGAAGTCTGGAAGTTCTTTTGGATTGATTTTTGTGGCATCTCCATAGTTTTTATGGTTTGGGAAGTGCTTTTTGTAGGTTTGGATAGCATATTTGTCGATTTCTGAAAAACCAACACATTTCCACTTTCCTTTTGTTGCTCTTTCAATTCCATTTTCAAAACCTCCTATCCCACTAAACATACTAAAATATTTCATTATTTCCAAAATGACCTTTTTCTATAGTGAAATGTATAACTCCATTTTTTAGCTATAGTAATACCCAAAAGTTTATATCTTGTAATAGTATTCCCTCCCATAGTATTATCATATTCCCATATATTGAATATTCCCAATATACTAAATCTTAATTGTTTCATTTTATTTCATTATTATATTAACTATTGCTGTTACACATACTATTATTCCAAAAACTACTAATACTATAAGAACCAATGCTATTGGTATCCATATTGGAGATAAAACTAACCACCAAGACCATACTATAATATTACATAATTTTAGGGTTATAAATACTATAGTTAATAATCCTAAAAAACTTATTCCAGATGAATCGCTCACCTCAATCACCTCGTTTTATTTTTATTCTAAATTTACTTTTTGTGCTTGTTTTCCTTTTTCTGTTTCAACTGCTTCAAAAGTTACTTTGTCATTATCTTTAATAACGACTCCCATATCTAGTGATGTATGATGAACAAAATAATCTTCACCATCTTCACCTTCTATGAATCCGTAGCCTTTGGCTTGATTAAACCATTTTACTTTTCCTTTTTTCATATTTCTTTTTCCTCTTTCTTTTGTTTTAATAACATATTTTCTAAATCTTCCAATTTAGTAAATACATATGTTGAATGATATTGTAGCCACGGATGCTTTTCGTGACCATTTGTAATAATAGAATAAACTGGTTTTTTAAAGTTATATGCATATACCATTTCTTGTATTGTGCCATAGCTTAAATCTCCTGTTATAAATGCTATCAATCCATTACTTTTTTTAATGTATTTTAAATCTCCTTCTACTATTTTTTTTGGGTCTATTTCATATCTTGCCGCTCGTCCTGCATCTATATCCTTTGCATCTTGTCTCCCAGTATCATAAAAAGGATTTAAAATATTTATACCTAATTTTTTTTCAATGCCCAATTCCCAATTTCTTGCTTCTTTACGAAAATCGAAAGGATGTGCAAGATATAAAAAACTTTCATTTTTCTTTTTTAATATCTTCATCGTGTTCCTCTTTTTTTAGCTTATGAAATCCACTTTTAAGCCACAATAAGTATGAATATGTTGCTATCTTTAATAAATCTTTTTCTCTACCAAAGTTTTTAAATCTGCCAAGATATTTAGCCATTGTTCCTAATATCCATTCATTACCTGCTATTTCACATACCCAATCTGTAATTTCTTTACCTTCAGATAACGCATACTTTTTCCCGCCAAACATAAATTGATTTTCTAAAAGCGTAGTAAATTCTTTCCAATGCTTCTTTTTTATTTTAATATCTGTATTTGTTGTCATTTTAAAATCTTTGGATAAGCAGCTCTCATTAATAATGTCATACAATTATCCTTAATAAGCTTTTTTAAGTCTTTAACATCTAATAATGCTCGTTTTGTAAGCCCAATTGTGTCATAGAATTTAAATGTTACTTTAAAAGGCTGAACGTCTGTATTATATAGATAATCTCTTTCCAATGGCTTTAACATAAATTTACCACTATCTAATTCAATAGTCAATGGTATTGTTCGTTCTATTTGTGTTTTCTTATTTTTTTTCATTTTAAAATAATGATTCGCTTTTTACTTTAGTTTTTGGCTTTTCGTTTTTATTTGTTTCTAACTTTGAATATGCGGTATAACATTTGTATAATTCCTTAGATAATATATCAAACTCTTCTTGGTCTTTAGAATATTCACCTATATATTTAAGTATCGTATTAAAACTTCTTTCGTAACGTTTTAATGATGTTGAGAACGAAAGAGATGAATCTACTTTATACTTAATTGTATTTACATTATTGGCTCTATAATAGTTAATTGTAGCGATTATGTCTTTATACATAGGTTCGTTGTCTTTTACTATTTTTTCAACATCTATTACTTTTCCAAAATTAGTAGTTAATTGTCCTTCGAATACAAATGGTATAAACCTATTAGTAACAGCCTTTGTAAATATTTGGTCAAAATATTCTTGTGCTTTGTTTATATAATAACTAGGTAGGTTGTAGAAAATTAATAAACTTAATTTACTTATATCATACTGTTCTTGAGTAGTCTTTGTTTTTCTAGTCCTCTTTGTATATACATTAAAATAAGCCCCCACTGCTAATAAAAATTCTTGCATATTAAACTTTTCTTCACTCTTTAAATTACCCATTTCATTTAATACCATTAGTTTATTTAGTAAACAATATTCTAATTTGGCAAAAGTAGCACCGTATATGTTTACAGTTGAATCTACTAACTGCCCTATTATATTTACTACTGAGTCCTTTCCAAATCCTGCATCCGTCGACACTCTGGCATTCAATCTATCTACAAATGATGCTAAACATATTATTTTAAATAATAAAAAATGCATAGGCTTACTATGTGAAAATGCAGGTAACATATCTACTAATTTTCTAAAAGACATCTTTTTTTCTGCCGGGATATTAATAGATGTTACTTCTATAATTAATTTTATAACGTCACCTTTGTAGTCAACTTCTCTCCATTTTGTTACCTTAAAAGGCAATGACTTTTTAAATTCATCTACCATATAATAAGTTTCTAATCCCTTTTCCATATAAAAGCCATAAAGTTTTTGGCTTTCAATATTAACACACTTTTTTTTACTTGTTATATTATCTTCTGTAAATATGTCTTTATAAAGTATTTCATTGTATTTTCCGATTGCAGAATTATGCATCATAAAAGTAGATTCCATTTTAAAATAAGTTCTCCTCTTTAGAAACTGTCTTGTTTATTCCCAAATCTATATGTTTCTTCTTTTCTTTCTTTAGAAACTTAATAGAAGATTCCTTTGCCGGTTTTGAAAACGTCCTTAAGATTTTAGCATTACCTGTTATATCATATTCAATAAGCATTGTTAACCATATTTTACCACCTATATTTTTTTGTGGTGTTTGTGCTTTTCGAATTTCATCAAATACTCCTGACATTTTAAACTAACTTATATAGTTCTTTTGCTTTCTCAGGACTTATTTTCGACCCATATTGGGGTTCAAGTGCTGCTTTTAAAAACAATTCTTCTGTTATCTTATATCCGTCGTCCTTTAATTCCTTAGAATCAGCAACTAATTTTGCTTCTGTTGGTGTTAATGTATTTGTTCCTTCAAATTTCTTTCCCATAGTTAATTTTGATAACACGTATCTGGTAAGTGGTTGTCCTCTTGCACCTGTTTCAACATTTTTAAATATTTCAATATCAACATCTACATTTCCATCTGTAGCCTTTTCCATTTCTTCATTTAATTTTTCTGTCGGAAAAAACAATGCTTTACCAGTATAATCTTTTATAACTTTTTCATTTGGTTTTCTTCCTTCTCTTACAATAGCATTATTAACATATCCAAACCACAAATACCAATTACCATATCTTGATTCTCCTGTTTTAACTGCCTTTGCACAATCTAACTTTATTCTTATACTTTTTCCAAATTCGACATCTTTCAATGCGACTAATGGAAGCCTTTCTTCATTTTCTGCCATCTTTTACCTCACCTTTATTTTTTTCTATCATTTTATTAAGGCAACTTTGACATATACTTAGGAATACAATCATTCCCTTATCTTTAGTATTTGCCTCTATAATTGATACTTTTTTTCCTTTAAGACTTTTTTTACATTCAAAACAAATATTATCTTTTTGAAATTTAGTCATTATTCTATTCCAAATATACCCCATTTCGTTTAATTCTTTTTCAACTGATGGGTCAATTGACTCTTCCTGAGATTCATCTTTCTTTAAATCCTTTTCTATCTCTTTTTCATCTACCATTGTATCACCTATTTTTTAAAATATTATATATATCTTTATCTACTTGTAACATTTTTGTATATGTTTCGGGATGAACTGTTATTATTACTTTACCTATAGGCATAGCAGTATCTATATTATATTTGTTTTTTGTTCCTTGATTTTCTTTAATAATATCTGCATACCTTTTTTCATTAAGCACCCTTTCTAATTCATATGATATTTGTTTTTTTACAAGTCTAAGTATTTCTTTATAATCCAATGCTGATATTAATGCCTCTTTGGTAATTTCATAACTATATCTAAAAGTGTGTATTCCTGCATATATTCTTATACTAATTAATTTGTGCCTAAAAATATTTGGTTCTACTCTAAAGGGAAATAAAAACTTATTATATTTATCAAATAAAGTTTTATCAGAAATATTTAATGTATTTAACATATTTTCACTTCTTTATATTCTCTTTTTGTAAAATCAGTCATTTTAAGTTTAAAGATTCCTTGGGACTTTTAGGAGGCATTCATAATATTAAAAAATATCCCAAGGAATCACATTATGGAGGGCAAATATTATTTTAAATATAACCATTGTAATATGTTTGTTAATAGCCATAAAATAAATAAGATAATATAACCACTTTTTTGCTTGTTATCATCATTAGTAATGGAGTGTATTATCGCTAATCCTATATAAAAAAATATGACAATCGATGAAATAGTTATTGATAAGTTACTTATATATGACATTTTATTTCTTAAGCCTCTATACTTAATATTGATTCATTAAATTTATTATTATTATTATCGCAAACATAATTGCATAAATAATATAAAAAATATTGTTGTTTTTATTTAATATGAAATATATATTTGAACCCAATCCTAATCCTGCAATAAGTGAAATTATTGTTTTATATATCATTTTATTTCTTAAGCCTCTTGGCCGTATATCCTCTTTTTGGCGTTTTACGTCCTTTAGACTTTTGATGAAAATTATTCTCACGGTTGTGAATTTTTTCATGTGCTGACCTTTGAGGACCTTTGTTTTTAAATACTTTTAAATTACTTCTTTTATTGTTTTTACTATCTCCTGATTTGTGGTGTACTGCCTTACCATCATTAGGTTTAAGTCCTGCTATACGCCGATAACTTCTCCTGCCGTCATTTATAGGCGGGATTTTTATCACCCATCAGAGCTTTTGCTATTTTAGATTTTGTTTTTGATGTCTGTTTTCTGCCTAATTCTTCTTCGCTCTTTGCCATTTGCTATCACCTCCGTGGAACTCCAAGATTATCTAATGTTTTTTCAGATATGATTTTAAAAACATATCCATTCATTTTACACCATTTTTCTCCTGATTTTAGTTTTTTCCACACTTGTTTATCTTTTAATTTAAAAAGTGGTTTTACCTCATGTATCTCATTGCCATTAACTAAAAAGTCAGGAACATAATTATGTATTATTCCTTCCCATTTATATGGTATTAAAATATTATGCTTTTTAGTCCACTTAATATTGTTGTTATCTAAATACTTCATATAATTTAATTCCCATTGAGAATCATAATGCTCATTATTATAATAACCTCTATTTGTTGCTCTTGTATATCCTCTTCCTTCAGCAACAGCTTTAGCCATAGAACGACTCATTTTTTCCCTTACTTCTGGTCTTTTAGCAGGGTTTTTATCTCCTTTTAGTCCTTCTTTTCCCCACATTGGATTTAACTTTCCAGGTCTACCACATTTTTTTCTTGACTCTGGATTGTTCATTGGGTTATGATGTTGCATAAATTTTGACTGCTTTCTTGACCGTTCATTATTATGCTTTAAATAAAATTGTTGTGCATCTTTTTTATTTCTTGTTTTAATATTATTCTTTTGTAATAAAAAAATAATAGATGGTGAAGGAATATTATATAATAAAGAAATTTGTGTTGCCGATAATGTATTATATTTGTTAACAATATCTTTTATTTCTTTTTTTGTAAATATATATTTTACTATGCTTCTTTCTCTTATCTTTTTTACCATATATAGTATTATAATACTTCTACTATATAAAGTTTTCGGTTTTTACACCAATCGCCACCCATCCATATATTTTCATTTTTATTCCCTCATTTTTTTAATCATAAAATATTATCTCTTTTGGTGATATACTTAATTTTTTTGGTTTCATTGGTAATTCCTTAAATTCCCACCATTCCGAACCATCATATTCGTGACGTTCTAACCACCAATCTTTTCCAATTACCACTAATTCAGAATTTACTTCTTCTCCCCCAAATCCACTATCGTATTCTTTGTTTGCAACTTCTTTAAAACTTTTCCAAGAAAAGTAAAGTTCATAATCTCCAACCCATAAAACATCCTTTTCTTGTTTTCCGTTTTCTTCTAACGTTTCTAATGTTTCATTAAGTAGATTCATTTTTATTTCCTCACATTATTAAACTTATTATATTTGTTAAACAAAATATAAATCCTATTATAGCAAATATTAATATTATAAAAATCAACATTCCCCAACCAAATTTATCCATTTTTAACCAAAAAGCTTTACCGTTGATTCCTCAATCATCTTATCTGCTTGTTCTTTAGTAATCGTTTTATTTTTAATCAACATAGTTATAAGTGTTTCAAATAAATAATGTGGTGACACTCTAAACTCTGGAATTTTATAAATCTTTTTAACTTCATATCTTTCTTTTTGTAACTTCTTAATTTTATTAATTTCTTTATTAAGCATTTTTTTATCATATATTGGAATGTCTTTTAGTCCTCTAATTAAAATATATAATAATGTTATACATATAAGTATCCCACCTACTGTTATTATATTCATTTATATACCTCTATATTTTAATTCTTTATACACATCTTCTTCTTCTAATTTTAATATTCTTCTAAGAATTTGTTTTTCATGTTCTAAATTAAATTCTTTTTTATTTATTTTTTTTTCTAATGTAACTTTATCGTCACACCTCATTAATAGATAAGAATATCCGTGTTTAAACTTAATATCATCTTTTTTAATTAGTTCGTCTGGCATAGTTACATAAATAGTATATGGATTATGATTGGTAAAAACATCTATTTCAATTTGCTTGAATAGTTTTTCTTTTTTACTTAATCTTGGTAAACCAAAGATATTTTGTTCAATCCACTTTTTTATCATTTTCTTTTAATATAAACTCTTGTAATGGTTGTTGTTACTTCATCTGGCCTTAATACTATTCTATAAAACATATAAGACCATATTAACAATATACCAAGAATTAATATCACGTTTTCAAAACTCATTATCTTAACCTAAATTAATTAATCTTCTTTCTCTTCCTTCTCCAGTCATAGTATTATCAGGTTTCTCTGTCATTACTGGTTTAGGACTAGCAACTGACACAATTTTATCAGTTTGAATAATTGCTGTAATTTCTCCTTTCTTAGAATTAAATGTTACTTTTTCTGCATTTGTATAGTTCTTTTTTATTAGTTCTATTATATCTTTTTCATCAAGGATTATTTTCAACTAAAACACCTCTTTTATTATATATATTATAATGAAACTTCTACTATATAAGTCTTGTGATTTGATTTACCTTAGAGTTTTAAACGCAGAAGTCAAGTATTCTGCTCCCATATTTAGTTCACCCCTTTTTTATATGGACTACCACTCAACCTTGGTGAAGATTGCGTATCACGATTGTGGAACCGCTTATAAGAATAAAACTCATTAGAACCAATCCTACAGTGTATAAACCACTTTATTGGGATTGGTTGTCGCCCTCAAGTCAGTTAAATATACGCGCACCCAATACTTAGACAACTTATCAGTATTGGTAAAATATTACTTCAAATTGATTCTAATGAGTATAAATACAGTTGGGATGGGTTATTAAATATATTCTTTTATGGTATTTATTAAATATAAATAAAGAAAAGCCAAGACACCCTATCTTTGTGTTATTGGTGTTTAACTGCGTATTAGTAGTATAGCATAAGTAGTATATATATCTTTCTATAAATTAGTCCTCGTGCTTCAAGGAATATATTATTTTTTTACTTCCTCTGTTTCAGTATATTCGTTATCTATTGTTTCTTTATTAAAAAACGTTACATCCTTTGTTTCTTCCCCGGTATCATAAAAGACATCAGAAGCTTTTTCATATGCCTCATTCTCATCTTTTGCTTCCACTTCAAGAGCGTGCCTTATTGTTTCATTAAAATATACTCTATATTTCATTTTATTTCACCCCGCAATCTTTAAGGAATTGTTTTCTATCAAACTTTAAATTAATCCAATAAGTTTCAATACCCCCTAAATTATTTTCTCTTTGACATTCTTTTCCTCTTTTATCTTCTTTCTCAAAATAGTCGGCTAATTCTTTAGCTATTTCATCACATGCCATTTTATAAGGAATACCGAACTCTTTTATTGGTAAATCTGGGCATGTTGCAAAGTGTTCTTTTCTTCTCTTGATTATTTCAATTATTGCATTATAATCTTTTTGTTCCATTTTTCACCTCCATCTTTTATTTCTGATTGGTCCGCCATTAACTCGCATATTCGTTCTTCTACTTCTATTTTATTATAAATTCCTTTTTGTAAGTAATGCATTGTTTCGTGTATAATTGTATTACTAACAGCATTTATAAAGGCAATTTCATTTAGGTCTTTCCACTGCCGTGCACTAAGATTTACAAATGCTATATCATTAAGCAAATAGCCTTTTACATTTTTCTTTTTAATGCCCTTATTAAATCTTAATCCTTTCATATCTTTTAAATAACAAAAATCTGTTTCTATCATTTTATATTATCCTCTCTTTCCAATTCGTTATTTTGGTTTTTTGTTCTCGGTTAAAGTTAATTTTTGTATCGATTATATATTTATTATTAAATAATGACATACTATCACATTTTATACCTATTGATATTAGAAATACAGCAAATAAAATACCTGATAAAAACACACTAAATAATTTATTATAAATAATTCCCTTTATTAATAAAAATATTGTTAATAATTCTATAATAATTATAAAAAAAGAATCATTTGTTATTTGAAGTTTCATTTAATACCTCCTTAGTTTATTTTCCCCATATAAAAATTACCCAACATATCCATCCTTGGTTCTTTTCCCATTAATTTATGATTAATAATTGTTTCAACATAAGGATGTTCGGCTGAGTCCCCATTTCCTAAACACATATTTATTGCTGTGTGTAAATCTTCGTGTATTAAAGTGTTTATTATTAGTTCTTCTGTCATTTGCTTATGTAAATAAATATATGTGTTAGTATCAAATTTTTCTATGTGTGAATAGTTAAATCCACTCCATATAATTTTTGTATTATTAAATCCTAATTGCAACTTTTTTATATGTCTTTTTTTAGGACATTTAAAAAAATAATTTGTTTTTATTTCTTTAACCATACTATTATATAATCCCCATTTCTTTTCACTTTTTCTTATTTTTCTATTTAATAGAAAGTTTCTAAATATCATATTATCCTTTTTTTCCAGTTATCTATTCTTACCTTTTTGACATCTTTAAAATAAACATAACCATCTAAACCATCACTACTAATTATAGAAATACCTTCATTATCACATTCAGTAACTTTTCTTTTTCCGTTCCACATCTTTCCAAATCCTGTTATTTCAACAATTTCTCCTACTTTATATTTAGACATTTTATAACCCAGGTTCTAATACCTCTTTTAATTTTGTTTTTGGGTTTTTTGTTAATAAATCTACCCATTTATTATGCCCTATAGTAGCATTTTCTTTACTTGTTCCATATTGTTCTACTATTACCCAACTTTTTCCTTCTGGTTCTATACCTGTTTCCCATTCTCCTGTATCTATTGCAAAACAGGTATCTATTATATGTGTTCCTATGTCTTTTCTTAATGCATCCTTTCTTGCATTTTCTATTGAGCCGTCAAATTGACCCATCATACTTTTCATAAGACTTGTTGTATTACTCATTTTATATTTCTCCCTCATTATTTTATATGAGAATTAATTACATCTTTTGCGTCTATTAGTTCTATATCAAGACAATCTGGGTATTTAGCAACCTTTTTAGTGGCTTTTTTAAGGGATTCGCTATATAGAACCTCTAGTACCCTGAAATCATCTATTACTAGGATATCAGCAATTCCTTTTCCTCCTTTAAAACGGGCCTCAATTACAACTTGCTTTCCTTTTTTAATCTCATTGTAAGCAAGTATTAATTTTGCTACCTCATGGGAAAGGAGATTGTGCGAGTTAATCCTCACACTATTAATGTCTATCCTAAATGAAGTATCAAGTAGCCTAAGACAATCGTTTCTCCTTGCTTGTTTTTTTGTATTTTTCATTTTATCACATCTTTTCAGAACTCTTAATTTTAATACTCATATAAGCATTTAAAACAGATTTAAACTATCAAATAGCCATTTCCAGCGATAATTTTTAAAATGTGGTAGTGTAGCATTAAAACTTTTTAAATGTCTTAAATTGCGTTAATTTAGTGCTCCTAGTATTGTTATTAGAACTATTAAAATGTAAAGGATAATAAGAACTATCCTTTTAACAGCATTACAGCTAAAATATGGGAACATTTTAAATCCTTTATGTTTTTGCAGGAACAACTATATTCCTTATTAAATTTGTTATATATAATACTATATATTTTATTACTAAAGCTCCGACATATATAATATTCATAATTATTAGTCTCCGTTAATAAGAATACTCTATCCTCTTTAACTAATTTTTTAGCTTTATCTTGAACCGATGTCATTCTAACCTTTTAAACTTGCTAATCTTAATATTTGCTCCCAATTAAGATGCAATTTATCCATACAAAAATGAACTCCTTTATGGCACCCATAACATAAAATTACATATTTTCCAGATTTTAATTCCTTTTCATAATCTTTAATTTGATACCGCTGAAAATCTTTGTGTTTTTTTCCATCTTTCCTATGGGTTATTAATCTATTATTTGATTTTCCGCAAATATAACATTCCGTTCCTAACTCATCTTTAATTTGTTTCTTTCTTTTCTTCCTCTTCTTGTAAGACACTCTTGCGGCTTGCCTTTTTCTCTCTACTTTCGTTTTTCCGTCATATAGTTTTGGTATTTTCATATTAAATTTTTTCCTAATTTCATTAAGAATACTACCATTAAATCTTCCTATCTTTTTTAGATACCATAACCTTTCATATTCTTTATGTATATCTTTATTTTTATATGTCATTTAACCCCCATTATACTATCGGTGCTTAATAATCATCATCAGAAACAGAAGTTCCTGAATATGCTTCATAATCAAACTCTTCCTCTTCATCATCAAAAAGAGTTAAATTGCCGTTTGCTATTTCGCCTACAACATTATAAGTTTCATAAGCATAACTCCTTTTACAATATTCCAATATAATTCCTGTTAATGTTTTACTTTCAACATCATATTCCTTGACTATAACAATAGAATTATCATCAGGATTGATAGTTTCTATTAAAACATCTATCTTATTTTCATTAATTTTTATCACCTTATTAGAACTCTTTATTTTTTATGCTCTTTACTATTAGGATTCTCATAGAACTCAGAAAACATATCAGTCCTAATTTTTGCCATCATTCCTGTTGATGGTTGGACAAATACTATTCCTTCTGGCTTTTGTATTGTTCCATCTATCCTTCGCATAAATAAACTAAATATATCATCTTTAAACCAATTCCTTATTGTTTCATAATCTTTTGGATATTTTCCCCAAGATGTATATGATAAGTGTTTCCTTACATAACTACTAAAGGGAATCCATAAATGCTCTTTTAACTTATATGGATTCCCTTGGACTTTTGGACCTATAACCTCTCCAAAGTATTGTCCGTCAGTAAAGTTACAATACCCCCTTTCGAAAGAATTTAAAACAGCTTCTATAATAAATTTTTTACCTTTATTAAAAAAAGGTATTTCAGCAGTTCTATTGAAAATTCTTGTTATTTTTCCTTTCTCTATAATAATTGAACAATTCGTCCCATCGAGCTTCTCTGTCGCCAAAACCGTATCATCATTAAATACCCATTCATAGCCAGGATTTATTTTGTTGATTACTATATAGTGATTATTTTTATCCATTTCTCTAAGGAATGGACTTTCTATTTTGGGCATATCAGCTATAATCATTTTTTCTTTTCATACTCCTTTAGCCAAGCATTTAAATGAGCTTCTAAATCCTCATCAGAATATCTGAAAGGGTCTCTCACAGTTCCCAGCTTATCTCTTGTTCCTAATTGAGTATAATTATAAAGCAGTTGGAAAAATCTCTGTTGAGGATTTAAAACCCATAATCTGCCTATCTTATACATAATTCTTTCTATTCGGTTTTCTTCCTTCATAATATTTCACCTCATTGCTCTTTATTTCCTTCTTTACAACATTTTGGGCATTCCCAATATTCTAATTTCCCATTATGAAATAAGTTCCATAATTCATATACTATCCACCTTTGGAATTCTGTGAATCCTAGTATCTTAAAAAAAGTATTCTTGAAATGAATTGTCCTATTGTTTTTATTCCATATATCTTTCTTTTTAAGTGATTTAAATCCGTATGACCATCCCATAAAAAAGTGTTTTCTTATATAACTATGAAAACAGGGAGACATTATTTTACCGTCGTTTCTAATTCTTACCTTGAATTTCTTTCCACATATCCAACATCTGGGTTTAATAATCTTATAATCTTTTAATATCATTTTTTGTCCTCCCTTAATTTTTGGCTTTTTTTCCAATGTAATTCCCTATGGCAATTAGCACATAGGAGCATACATTTATCAGCCTCTTTTTTTAAATTGCTAAGTTTTTGTCCTACTTTTTGACTAATATTAAAACTTTTTTTCTTCTCGTCCCTATGATGAAAAACAAGGACCGCCATACATTTATTATACCCACATATTTCACATTTTCCCCCTTTATAATCTATTAATGCCTTTTTTTTTACATCCCTTCTTGAGTTATATCTTGCTCTAACATTAGGACTACTATAATATTCTTTTTGATACCCCATTATTTTTGTTTTGTTTTTATTAAAATATTCTTTTTTATGTTTTAATATTTTTTCTTTATTATTATTAAAATAAACTTTTCTTTCCTTTAGCAAATGTTTTTTATTTTTTTGATACCAATCCTTACAGTTTTGCCTTTTTTTCTCTTTTTCACTCTCGGGTAAATCTGTGTATTTACTCATATATACCACCTCTAATAGTATATATGGGACTTCTACTATATATAACTTTCTATTTTATAGTCTTTCATTTTAATTCACTACTTTGTAATAATAACTTTTAATATAAAAAGTTATCTATTTTTTTTGCCTTATAGTTTTTACCTTATTCTTTCCTTCCAGTTTATAATTTTAGGATTAGTAATGTTTATTACAGATATTTTACCTTCTCTTAATGCTTGTTCAAATTCATATATAGAACACTTATTATAAAAATCCTGGTCAATATCATCTAAGATACTTGTTTCACTTAATTTAAAGGTTATTAATTTATCAGTTATATTTATTATGACGGCACTTTCTATATAACCATAATCATCATTATTCCTTATTAAATCACCGACCTTATAGGTCATTTTATTCTCTCCTTCCAATCAGTGATTTTATTATCACATTTTTTGAACCTAGACATAAGCCATCCTGAATGATTGAGTTTAGTCCTATCTAATCTTATATTTACATATCCAGCCTCTACTTTTGTTATAGTTCCTTTTTCCCCCATTTGAAATGAGGAAAGTAGATTATCAATAACCTTTACATAGTCACCCACTTTAAGTTTGTGCTTCATTTTATTCTTTGCCTCCAGTTAGTAATTTTTTTTGGAAAAACCTTATCAACTAATCTATATATAAAATACCAGTGGGATGCACTATCTTTAAATTCATATTCTTTGCTATTAACTCCTCCAGTATGTATCTTTATTACCGTTACTATTTTTTCCATAAAAGTAGTGGGTAATGATATAAGGTCAAAATCATCCTCATTTTTGGTTAATTTAACCCTATCGCCTATTTTTATCTTAATCATCTTAATCGTTGCCTCCAATTCGTTATCTTAGCAGGATATAATTCTGCTCCCCACATATAACTTGATATACCTTCAAGTTTATATTGACTTTCTTCCTCTTTATCCTTTTTAATGTCTACTTCCTTAATAATTTTTATATGTGTTTTATTTAAGATAGCCAATTTTATATCACCGGGAGGAGTAGTATAATTTTTCTTTGTTCTTACATTTTCATAATAATGGGTAATTATTACTAAATCTCCGACTTTAAAAAGTGTCATATTAATCTATCCCTCCAGTTAGTAATTTTAGCAAATTCAATTTCCTCATTACACAAATACCTAGTAGAGTTTTTATCTATTCTTATTTCATAAGGAAATAATATATTATCACTTTTAATATATATAATTTTTACAGGTATTTTATTTTTAATCCTTATATATACTTCACTTTCATACATCTTTAATTTATTCATAGGAATAAAATTGTTCTTTTTATCATCATAATATTTTTTTATAATAACCATATCTCCTATTTTATATGTCATCTGCCGTCACTCTCCTTCTTTTTATCATTAAGACTATCCATTACCTTATCATCCCTTGTTTCATCAGGGGGTAATGTATCTTTTTTAAATAACTTTTTTAACCTATCTTTACTTTTACTATCCTTATAGTTCTTTTCATCATCACAAATACTCTTGAAAGAACACCACCTACACAGCTTACCCTCATGCATAGGGTAATCCGAAATTGATGTAGAACGAGTGCAGGACCAAACATTAGTTAGTGTGTTCCGTGCATACTTAAGGAGAGATGGTGTCACCTCCAAGATGTATTCCTCTCCGTATCTGAGGAAAATGATAGATACATAGTCAGGCATAACTTTATAAACATTATTATAAAGCAAGGCATATATAGATAGTTGTCTTTTGAAACTATCAGGTAGTCCAATACCATATTTACTACTTGTTTTATAATCTCCTAAAGTTATTGACCCGTCAAATCCTTTATGAACTCTGTCTATAAATCCTGCACAATGTAAATCTTTATCTTCAACCCATAATTCTCTAAACTTAGGTCTTAATAAATAAAATGCGTGTCTTTCATTTTCTACTTTACCTGCTCTAATTAATGATTTTATCTGTCGGTCAAACTTATCACTATAATCCATAATCATACCATAGGCATCGGCTTTCTCTGCCTTTAATTGTTCAGGAGTTAATTCTAACATTTTGATTTTCTTATCTTCCTTTTTCCATTCCTTTTCAAAAGTCTTTTTAAAATATTCAATATAGTCCTCTCTGTATTCTTTATAGAATAATTCTAATACCTTATGAACAACACTACCTTTTACCAATGCTATATTAGGTGCTACAGGCTGTTTTTCCATATAACTATAATAAAACTCTCTTGGGCATTTACTCCAAGTATTAACTGATGTTGGACTTATCCTTTTTATAGGTAAAATTTTATCTCTCTCTATAGGAGGAGTCTTTTTTGTTGTTATACTTACATCTTTTTTAATAATTTCATTTTCATTTTTCATTTTATGTTTCCTCGTTTATTATTTATATTTTAATATGCACCCATTTAGATTTTCCATTATCTTTAATAGTTATTTTACACTTTCTTCCTAATTTTTTATTATAGTTGCACCCTGTATAATATGTATAAAAAACATCAAACTTTCCTGTAAGTATATATTTGTGAATACAGCCTATATTTTGTTCTAATGTAATTATTACTTGTCCGTTATCTATTGTGTTATCTTTATAATCAAACCCTAATGAAAAGGTTAAGGAAAGCAATTCGTGTATCATACTTCCTTTACAATCCATAGGTATGTTTTTTATTCTTTTATAAAAGGCATCAAAAAACTTTTCTAAAATCCTTTTATATGATTTTAAATATTTATTATTATTGTGTAATCTATAAGGATGTTTTTTTACTTTTTCGTGAAGGTCCTTTAATTTTTTCATTTTTCCCCTTATTAATCATAATGTTCCATATTTTCCTGATTTTGAATATGCTGAATACAACTATGCCCATCATTTTCTTCCGCATCTACTTTCCCGCAAATGGGCATATTGGTATTATTTGTTTCATTTTATTTCACCTAGCAATCTCTTTAAGAATTGCTTTTTATTAAAATCATTAATCACTTTTGGCCTTTTTGATTTTTTATCAAAGCCTTTAAATCCATTTTCCTCAAAATAATCAGCTAACTCATTAACTAAACCAGGATAATTTACGGTAACTAATATACCATTACTTGTTTTTTTAAAAATTGAATTTTTTTTAATAATTTCAGCTATTGCCGTATAGTCGTTTTGTTCCATTTTTTATCACCTCATTTAATTCTTTCTTTCCAATTTAATATTTTTCCAGGAACGATAGTCATACGCCTCTTTTTTATTTCGTATTTAATAATATCTACATCAAAACTATCCTTGTGATTATCTTTAAACTTTAAATATATTTTATCATCCTGTATTAATATAATTTCAGCGCCGTTAAAATCAGGGTAATAAGTAGATTTAAGTTTGTCGCCTACTCTCATTTAAACCTCTTCATCCAGTTTGTTATTTTACTAGGAATATATTTTATGTTGCCTTTTTTTATTTCCTCACAAATATTCCAATCGGAATAATGGTCCTCATAATTATTTTTTCTTTTAAAATATAAGGTATTGCCAAATATTCTTATAATTGTTGCACCGTCAAACCAGTCATACTTTTTACTTTTTATAATACCACCTACTGAAAAGGTTATCATCTTAATCGCTCCTTCCAGTTAGTAATCTTTCTGGGAACCAATGATATACGGTTGCGTTTTATTTCTCTTTCTATGATGTCTATAGGATAGTCATCGTTTTTCCCATTTAATTCTTTTAAATATATTCTGTCGGAAGTTAGTTTTGTAATTTTAGCACCCTCAATTTGACTATATTCTTTACTTTTTAATATATCACCTACATAAAATTTCATTTGAACCGTTTCCTCCAATTAGTAATTTTAGCATATTCTAATTCTTCCTCATAAAAGTTATACTTTTGCATTGGCCTATAAGTAACCGTATACTTATTCCTTTCAATTAATTCTTTTATTATGAGAGTTGTCCTATTTTCAATAAGTGTTCTAAACAAGGGGCGTATATTATCTAAGGATTCTTCTACTCCTCCAAAGCCAACGAATTTAACCCATCTAACTTTGTCTCCTACTTTGTATTTGTGTGTCATTTAATCCTCTCAGTCCAGTTTGTAATTTTTAAAAACTCTAATTCTCCTTCAAAAAAGTATTGTGAAATTGTTACGCCTTTAGTAGTTACTTTATATTTATTATTCTTTTCAACGCTCTTAATTTTTAAGGGAGTCCTATTTTTTATCATTTTTTTAATCTGAGGATTAAGTTTTTGAATGGGTATTAATTCTTTTTTAAAATCTATATACCTTGCCCATCTAACTTCATCGCCCACTTTAAATTTCATTTTTTCCCTCTCGTTTAAATTTATCTATATTAGCATTAATGTCCTCAATTGAAATTGGCGTGTAATCCCATACATCTACTCCCACATTTACTAATATTTTATTTCCTGCTCTTTTTATTTTCCACTTTTTATGAATATGTCCTACTAAATTATATTCACTACAGGCATCTTGAGGTCTATGGACTAAATGAAAGTATCTACCTCCAAGTCTTATTGTCATATCCTCTATAATTGAATTCCCACTATCGTGATTTCCTTTAATTAAAATAAGTGTTCCGTTAAGTATTTTTCTAAAATCATTTACTTTATGTTTAAAACATAAGTCTCCTAAATGAAACACAACATCCTCTGGTTTTACCCTTTCATTCCATTTCCTTATTAGTTCCATATTCATATGTTTTACGGATTTAAAAGGGCGATGAGTATAGCGGATTATGTTTGTATGAAAAAAATGTGTGTCTCCGGTAAAATAATATTTCATTTTATCCTATCTCTCCAATTAGTTATTTTAACAAATTCTAAATCCTGTTCGTGATAGTAATTTTTATATCCGGAATCCCATTTAACACGAAGCCAACCAGGGTCATTACTTACAATCATAGTTCCCGGAACTTTACTTTGTTTATAGAAGCGTGAGGATTTTTTTAATTTAACTCTATCTCCCTTTTTAAATTTCATATTATTCTCTCCCTCCAGTTAGTTATTTTATTAGAAATTTTAATAAAGTAATTAGGATTTTCTATATAATCATCTTTCCATCCTACTTCTCTTAGCCCTTCAAAGTCATATGCATAAGGATATTTTCTACTTAATGTTACTATTAATATATCTCCCGCATTAAATTCATTACGCCCGTCACAAAGAACCTTTAACTTCGTTCCCGGTGAATATTTTAATTTATTCCTAGGTTCAATAATCCTTTCCCATGGTGGCTCGTCATAGGGTCCTTCAGATAAAGTTTCATCTCCCTCACCCATAAACATTTCATTAAATGATGTCATTATTTTATCCTCTTCCTCCAATTAGTTATTTTTTCTTTATACTCTCCTACTTTTGTAAGGTATCTACTATCTGTATTTAAATGTAATCCTTTTTCAGAGTTGATATATTCTTTATACCTTTTTATAGCAAGTTTTTTTGTTTTTCCCCAAACACCAAAAATCCTATTTCCCCATTCGTAATATTCAATTTTAGTTACAACGGCATAATCATTAAATTCCCGCCTATCATCATAAACAATGTCTCCTATTTTTAAAGTATTTTTCATTTTAACCTTTGTTTCCAATTATTAATCCTCTTTTTCTTTTCAATTCCTTCTAAAATTTCTCGTTGCGCCTCTTTAAATTCATCATCATCATCAATCCATATAACATCATCCGAACCACATTCCGAACATTCTATATTATCAATGTCCCCATTTGTTTCGGAATCATTAGTATCACTATCTCCGTAATCTGTTATTTCCCCTTCTCCGTCTAAATAAATAACTTGTGTTACATAATTAGTTTCTTCCTGTGTCGCATTAAATGTTTCTGAATTCCCGCATTTTTTACATAGATAAGTCATTTTAATACCTCCAACTCATATTCCATCCTTTTACACTGCCTATACAAATCCAACCTTTACTTATTAATTTGTCTTTTACATTATTACTATATGTATGGTAAAATTCATTGCCCTTTACTAATAACTTGGCTATCATTTTGAACCGCCGCCACTCTGCCTTACATTTAGGATATGAATCCCCGTATTAGGCGTTTTAGCATTACCAATATACTTACGGTCATAATCATCTCCTTTAATATAGTTAATAATATTCATAACTATCATTCCTGCTATTTGAACATTAACAGGAGCACTTGCTTTTTCGCCACACGGTAGGTCACTTTCTTTTCCTGTAGATAAAGTCTTTTCATACTCCTCAATGTCCTTTTTTTCATCACAATTTACAAGATAATGCCTCATATCAAATCTACCAATCCTACCATCTACAAATAGAATAGGAAAGTTTTTTAGTTTTTCAAATACTAATTTTCTCCCTTCAAAGGAATCAAAAAAACAGCAATAAAAAGTATCACTTTCAGCAGAAATTTCAGTATCCTTATCTACAAATCCTCGATGTGTTATCAATTCTATACCCGCAGATTTCTTAATCATATCGGACATAGCTATTACTTTTTCTTTACCTATATCATCAAAGTCAAATGCCTGTGCAGCAATATTTTCTTCCTCTACTTTGTCCATATCATAGACCTCTATATTTTTAAATCCTGCTTTCGCTGCGGTCTTTACAAAATGACTACCAATACTTCCTACTCCAAATACTTTTAAAGTGTATTGATTAATCTTATCATACGGAACTAATTTTGCCTGTCTACTTAGGTTTAAATTATTCATTGTTTGCCTCCTTAAGCTTTTATTAATAAAGTAATCTTGCGAGGCTTATCATTAGGGTGCGCACCCCGCCGAACATCTGTATCCTATGGGAACGTAGCCCACTTTCTCAGTCTTACCTTTCGCATTACTTTAATAACTAACATCATCTGTTAGGTAATTTTTTTCTATTGCCCTTACATCTTTTTGTTCTTCAAATAATTTACTTATGGCCTTTTCGTTTTGAAATGCCTCAGTATTTTTTATTATTGATATGAGATTATTTCCTAAAAATGTTACTTACTTATTTTCTTTATCCCTCCATATCTGTCCAATTACTACCTCTAATTTGGTATCATAAACAGTTCCTTCTGTGTTGTCCTCATTCCATTCTATTTTACCACCGTCGTCTATTGATTTAAATAATTTTGAAACTACATCTGGGGAATCAATTATATTTATTGTATCTCCGTAATCTTCTCCCTCTTCTTCCTCTAATCGTTCATCTAAAATGGCCTCATAAACTGAAAACATTCCTATCAAAGTTTCTTTCAATAAGTTATAACTCTTTTTCTTGGGCTGTAATTTTATCTTTTGATACTTATCCTCTTTTGTTATCTGCCATTTCCCTACTATTCCATTTAACTTTCCTGTCTTTTTAAGAGCATTTACAAGTAATTCCTTAAATGAAAGTCCTGTTAATATAGTAGCTTGTCCATGTTCAAACTTAATACTTACTCTGTCCTTTTCATCCACTTCCCAAGCAGTTGAATAGTCATCTACCGTTTTAACTGATTTTTGAGTTGTATAATTTCTACCTGCAAGACTACCACGGCTCCAATCTATAACTTCAACATTTGGTGTTTCAATGATAGCGTCCTTAATAATTTGGTCGCAAATCCTTTCTATCTTTTTTTCATCAGGGTCTTCAAAGGTTACATCAATATCTTTATCTAAAATTGTAGCCCTTATTGGTTTTCTTATATCTATTCTTGCCTCATCATTCCAAGTATCATCTGTTCCTATCGCAGTTTGATAAAAGATAAAGAAGTTCCTATTAGCATCCTTATCCATAAAGGCATTAAATGTATTTTCCTCATCTGTTTCTGAATGTGCTGAATTGCCAGGATGTCTATGCCAATACCAAGCTATATCCTTTAGTTCCGCCAATCCATATTTTTTTACCAAACTTCCCCACATTGCAGGTGTAAAATGAACTGTTGCTCCTGTTACATTTTGTTGTGGAAATAGTAGCTTATATACATAAAAATACTTCTCCCCATTTTCTTGTCTTATGCTTACCTTTCCAACAGCACCTATTTCTGTATCAAGATTATTAGTTAGGTGTGTTATTATTTTATGGACTTCAGGAGCTAATACAACCCTTGCTTTATAGTCGGTCATCTTCTTCCTCTATATCAGCGGAATAGATGTATGTATTATTCCAAAATTCATTTTCTGCCGTTGTATTCTCTCTATCAAATTTTTCTCCCAATGCTATTTGTGCCTCGTCTCTATTTTCTGCCATAACCTCATACTCTACTTCTACCTTTATTTTATATTTTTTTGGTTTCATTTATTTGCCTCCTTATAGTTTTACTCCTTTATATTTTTTAATGTTATCATTATAGACAGATTCCTTTTTTAACTTAACTTGTTCTCCTGTCTTTATTCTTGCTGGGTCGTTGATTTTAATTCTCTTTCCTTTCTCGTCAAATACTGGTAATCCTTTCTTTAATCTATCATCATAGGTAGTCCATACTTTAATATATGCTCCTGAATTTCTATAGGTCTTAATCCAAAACCACAACATTTTCGCTAATTCCGAAAACTTATATTCCGTTAATAGTTGATATATCTTTCTATGCCCATCTCCGTCTCCAAAGCAAGGACTTGAATTTTGTCCATTAGTTGATTCTCCTCCATGCGGGTGCGGATTTGTTCCCTTAATAGGGCAATTTCCATATACTCTAAACTCACCTGGACTAATTTTAAATCCAATTTCACCCATATAAACATATCTTTTACCAACTCCTTTATCACTATCATTCCTTTTCATATTTGGTATTGGTATAGATGTTGCCTTATATAAAATATTTATTACTCCTGAGCCAATTTCTACATTCTTAATAAAGGGTAGTAATTTTATTTTATCTATTTCTTTAAACAATTTCTCTCCTGATGAATTCATTAATGATTTAATAAATTCCAAGGATATACTATCAGAATGTATGTTTTCTACACACGTCCTTATACTTCTCCCATAATCAGTTATTCGTGTTTCATTACTTTTTATATTACTTTTTAGGCTTTTCTCTTTTTCCTTGGACTTCTTTGCGAAAGCTGATACTAATAATCTCCTTTGTATATCCGTTATATCATTTTTCTTAATAGTTATCTTTTTAAATAGTTTAAACAACTCCTTTAATGGAAGTGGAATATCCTTAGTAAATACACCTATCTTATTAAATGCGAACGGATTAAAAAATAAATGGATAAAATTTCTTTCAGGGAAGTATGTTCCTATCATTGTTTCGTCTATCTTTAAATCAACCTTCTTTTCTTTTTGCAATAAAGTAAAGAATGAAGGAGAAGCCAGTGTAAAGGACTCTTTATCGGATTCTACCATAGGATATTTCTTTAATAAAAATGTTTTAAGTCTTGAATAGAAACCACTTGAAGGTGATTCATATGACCCACCAGGACGACATTCTATTCCTAATAAAACATTTTTTGAACTAAAACTTTCTTCCTCTGTTAAAGGTGCTTTAACTTTTATTTCTCCTATTCCAAATTTTCTTAATTCGGTTTCTATCTTTTTCAAAAGTATTTTATTATAAGGTAATCCATTAAAAGCACTTTCGGTATAAAACATATTTTTAAATACGGATTTAGTTAAATCACTTGGTTTTAATTTATTCTTTTCCGAATCAGTTACTAATGCTAATAACCTATTGAATTCCTTAATTAATCTTGTTCCTTTGATATCTAAATTAACATCATCAAAGGTTATTGTTCCTTCTACTTTCTTATTTGTAAATTTTAAAGTAGGTATTTTCTCGTTTTTGCCTGACCAAACTCCTTTATATAAAGTTTTCAATTCCTGACAAGCTATTTGAATTTGGTCGCCTTCTAATTTAAGTTTCATATTTTTGCCTCCTTAAGCTTTGTTTATGAGTATGAAAAAATTGGGGTAGAAAAAAATGGGAAATACTACCCACAAAATAAAAAAATAACCTGCATCAATTAAGCAGATTTTATTTCAGGTGCTATAGCGTAGGTCTCATTATGGACTAATAAGTCATTAAGGTCAACTGAGTTTCCTGTGCTTTGTGCTACAATACCTTCTTTACCCTCGTCAAAACTATATTCACTCTGTTCAAGTAGGTCTTCAACTGTTGCTCCTTTGTTCAAGATGCAGGTCTTTGTTCCATTAACACCTACTCTTCCTATTGTAGCTGTTACACTTCCTCTTGGAACTGCTGTTTTCCTTACTCTACCTGTTGGTTGCTTGTTGTATCTTTTTGTAACGGCAGCTTTTTCTCCGCCAAAAAGTTCGTCGAAGTCCTCGCCATACATTTCCTGTGCTATGCTATTTTTGGATTTCATTTACACGCCTCCGTGTTGTTTTGGTATTACGAGGTCGTAACCCCAGTCTTCCATATGGATAACTATAATTTATGAATTTCATATAGGATAAAAAACATACCTGTATATGACCTATGATTTTGTTTAATAGCAACATAACCATTATTAAATGCTTCGGTTTGAATGCACCTTTCTGCTCTTATAAAATCCTCATTTGTATAATGAACTTTTGTTCCTTTACGATAACAGAAAGTAACTGCGAACGCTCCTTCATTTTGTAAGCCTAATTTGAAATATTCTTTAATATCTTCCTGTGGTTTTATATCTTTGTTTCCGTCAAATGAACAACAATAATCAAGCCAGGTTGAATTAAATGTTTTATTTGTTTCCTTAATAAATTTACCCAATAACATATTGAAAACATTATGCCTCTTTTTTCTTTTTATTTCTGAATATGAAAATGGATTAGGTATATATATGTTCCTTTCTTTGATTCGGCGTAACTCTAAGGACTTACTTGTCCGTGTGTCTGGCCCATCTAATACTAAAACATTACCCTTATACTTTTCAGCCAACCTGCCAAATAAAGTATTACAAAAAGTTTTGGTATTATCTTTCCTTTTCTTTTTTTGCTTATATACTTCCTTCATTTATTTTTCCTCCATAAATTTAAGTCTTTTTTTGATATTATAAGATTGTTTAATCTCTTTATAAAGCTATCGTTTTTGTAAGGTGTGAACTTCAAGGAATTCATTGTATCCTCTTTTTCCAATTCTCTATTTTTTTCCTTTTTATAACCTTTAAATCCCTTTCATCAACGGTGCAATTATTTGAGGAATTAATATCTTTAACACATATATTTCTATTTCCCACAGAATCATACCCATCATCATCAAAAACATTTATTGCCGTTACAACAAGTGTAATCCCTTTAAAGCAATACCTACATTTAGTATTTCCACATCCTCCATACGTTCCTACTACGATAACTTCATCGCCTACTTGGACTTTCATATTATTCTTTCCCTCCAATTTGTTATTTTAATATTAACATGAATAAAGGCATTTGTATTCTCTATGAAAGCAACACTCCAGGCATCAACAGGATGGGCATCTTTTATACTATAATAGTTAGGCCAACTTTTAGGTTTAATAATTTCAATTATATCCCCCCTTTTAAACCCACAAAACTTCTCGTTTAATACTTTTAAATGTGTTCCTACTTTATATTTTTTTGTCATTTTATCCTTTCCCTCCAGTTTGTAATCTTAAGGTTAACCAATTCAAACAAATATAAATCTCCACCTAGTTCATCATCTATACACGCCGTATTATCCTCTATATCGGGATTTGTTAAATTGGTATAACAAAAAATACTTCCGCCATCAACTATTCCCGTTATTAAATATATATTGTCCTTTATTAAGTCATACCTAGTTACTAATGCCTTAATTTTTACACCTACTTTTATATCTTTTTTAGTTATCATTTTCAAACCCATCTATTTTTAATATCTTGCTAAATCTACCTGATTTTAAATGTTTTCCAAAAGGAATTTTAACGAGATTCCCATATTTTCGTGTCTCCGATAATGTGGTTTGCTTGGGAAATACTTCGTGCTTATTTAAATCCGGTCTATTTATTCTTGCCTTCACTACTAATTGAGCAAATTCTGCCGACACTCTTGGGAAAAAGAATATCCATATGTGGTATCCTCTTCTACCGGAGTCTTCCAACATTCTGGGAAAATCTATAAAGCAATTATAAATAATAAGTGCCTCAGGATATATTTTCCATACCTCGTGTTCATCAGTATCAATATCCACACAAGCCCACTTAACTTTATTATCAGGAGTTAAAGCATAAGTTCCTAATGTTATTTCTCCTTTCAAATGCTTCTTTATTAAATCTATCGTTAAAGGATGCTTTTGAATAAAGTATGCCCCACTTGGTTGTTGAACCGAATACACATCCTTTCTGTTTATAAATAACTCAAATATTTGTTCGGCACTTAATTTTGAACCGACGTGACTCAGCCTTATCATTTTATTCTCTCCTTCCAGTTTGTAATTTTTATAGGTTCAAAATAGTTAGGTATATAATCACCATTACTTTGCCCTTGTGCATCTCCTATCCATTTTACATATAAATACGTATCTCTTTTTTTAAAATCCTTTGTAACTATTGCTTTTGAACCTATATCTGCCGCCATATTCTTATTTTTAATTAATCTAACTTCATCTCCTTTTTTAAATAAATATCTCATTTTATTCTCTCCTTCCAGTTTTCAATTTTTAAACTATATAATTTACCATTCCGTAATAATGAGGCACAAAAGTATTTTTTATATTTATTATAATCAGAAATCCATAGTGGTTTCCCTTTATATTCTTTTCCTCCTCCTTGTTGCCCATCGTCCCTCAATATGTGTAATCTTGTTCCTTCTTTGGTAATAAAAATAATTTTACCTGTGTATGAGGAAAATAATAATGTTCCTTTTACTCTTATTCCTATGTTAGGTGTTTCTCTTATTAGTTCCATTTTAAAACACCGGTAAAAATGATGCCTCTCTTTCGTGTTTAATTCCCTGTTGTGCTATAAAAGTAACTATCTTATTTAGGTCATCAAAGTATTCTTTACCTTTGTAATTAATAGTTGCCTTATTACAAATAGGACAACTCTTTACTTGAAAAGTTCCTTCTGATGTTCTAAAAGGTCTGCTTGTTATCCATATATGCTTGTGCAGTCCGAAGTTGTCATAGGCATCCTTTTCTTTTATAATTTGTTTCCACATTTTTTTTGCCTCCTTATTTAATTCTTGTGTTATTTTTAGGATAAAATAACCATAGTTTTTGTTATTTAATACCTCTTTTTCAAAATCAAATTCATCAATAATATCCTCTGTTAAATCTTCTCCTTCACTATCTATATATAAATCCTTTATCTGTATTCTCGGAATTTTATATAAAGTAAGGCATTCTCCACATATATGGGTATCATAGTCATTACTAAATTCATCCGTCTTATAAGTCTTTGGGTATTCTTTAAAAACAATCCCATTCTTACAAGTTGGACATATTGTTTCTGCCTTTGGTTTCTTTGTTTCATCTAATTTATACCTTTTCATTTTATTCTTTGCCTCCAATTTGTTATTTTTCTTTCATACTTTTTGAACCGTTTAGCATACCAATAACGATTAGGATTTGTATGAATTTTATCCCATTTAATTATAAAGTGTGTGTATGGGTCAATTTCTTTTATTGTTCCAACATCTCCTATATCTATTTTATCTGTAATCCCCCTAACATCAATAACTATTACACTATCTCCTACTTTCATTTTATCCTCTCCTTCCAATTATCTATCCTTGATAACTTTAACTCATCCTTTGAATAATATTCAGTATAATTATCTACCCACGTAACTACATAAGGTCGGCGGCACTTGAAGTTCCTAATTTCTACTATGTTTCCTCGTTTTCTACTTTCTCTTTCGTCCCCTATTTTATCAACTATGTCTCCTACATTAAATTTCCTAAATTTATTTCTTAATAAAATAAAGGGATTTTTAATTTCAAATTCGAACCCTTGAATTTTATATAATTCACAATTTTCATCCCTCAGTACATCTTTCCTTACAATAACGGTTAACATAAATATAGTGAATATAATTCCTATCCAAAAAAACATAAATGCTAATGTAAATATACTAAGGGCATTTAATCCACCCATAAAAAATAAGATTAAAAGCCATAAAAGACTTATTTCAGATATTGTTATTCCCCTTAAATATAATTTAACCGTTGTCATTTTATCCTCTCCCTCCAGTTGATTATTTTTGCAGGTAATAAATCTGTATCATCATAAAATAATTCTTTCTTATCACTATCCCATTTAACTAATACATCCCATCCATCATTCATAATTCTTATTATTGTTCCTGTCCCACTATTTTGGTTAGCAAAAAACGATTTCTTATTAAGCCTAATCTTATCTCCTATTTCAAACTTACTCATTTTATTCTCTCCTTCCAATCAGTTATCTTACCCGAAACAAGTTTTACTTCCTTATCTTTAACTATTATATTAGTTATTGCCCGAATACTACACCAATCTCGTTCCTGCCTTTCACGATTAGCAGGTTTAAATTCAATTCTATCTCCTATAATTTTTGTTATTACGGCATTATCTAAAAATTCATATCCGTCATTTTGCTTTATAAATTTATCTCCTACTCTGAATTTCATTTTATCACCTTAAATGTTTTTAATATTTGTGTTCTTAATTCATCAGGCAGTTTCTTTCGGATTTGTAATGGAACTACCGAAAGAAACGAACCTAATATATTTGTTGCTTGGGTGGGATTTAGTCGCATTTGTTTTTCAAGGTCGGGATATGCTTTTTGAATTTCTATAATAATAAAATGAGGCATTTTTATAATAGCAAAATCTCTTTCCTGATGTGTCATACCGCTTGGTTTCATTTTATTCTCTCCTTCCAGTTTTCTATCCTATCTAATATAGCATCCTCTGAAAAGGTATGCCAAGTGTATTTCCCATTTACTTTTATTCCTGAGCCAGTTTGCCCATCATCTCTAATAATATCTATGAACGGCCTATTTATTAATACTATTTCTCCTGAAAAATTTAATTTCCCATCATAATATTTTTTTATTCTGTCACCTACTTTGAATTTAGTCATCTTATCCTCTCCCTCCAATTTTCAATTTTAGCATATTTTAAATCCTTATCCTCATAATAGTTATGTGATTCGTCATCCCAATTAACTTTATAACAATCCCCATCATCTTTAACTACGGTTCCCCGAACATTACTTTGGTAAGCATATTGAGAATCCTTTCTTAATTTAACTCTGTTCCCAACTTTAAATTTACTCATTTGAACCGTTTCCTCCAATTTGTTATTTTAGCCTCTCTTAATTCATCATTACAAAACCATTCAAACGGTTCGTTTCTATCAGGCATTTGAACCGTATAAATAAATTTATGCCCTTTTTCTGATATATCAAAATCTTCCTGTAATACCTTAACTATTGTTCCTATTTTTTTATTTTCAATATAAGGGTCCATACTGGTATCATACTCACATTCTCCTGTGAGATAATTTAGGCACTTTACTACTATTATTTTATCTCCTACTTTAAATTTACTCATTTTATACGCTCCTTCCAGTTAGTTATTTTATATGATACAAAGCCTATTTTTTTTGCCGACAGTTCGTTTAAACAAGTCATTCCACATTGTTTAATACCTTCATTTCCAACAACCTTTTGTTTATGAATAGCTATTGCGTCCTCTTTGCTATTTTTAAAAAATCCCCAATAAGACGCCATACTTGGATATTGAGATTTTTCTATAAAAGATACAACGGCAAATCGTGAACTTCCTATATATGTTATAATGTCTCCTAATTTTATATCACCCATATCTAATCACCTCTTCAATTTCCTTTATCATTTTTTTACCCCCATATTTAATACATACATTCTTCGGGAATGTAAAAATCAAATCCGCATTTTATACAATCCCCATCTTCATCTTGTTCTGTGCATCCGCAATTAGGACATATTGTTAGTTTATCCCACTCTCTTATTCTTTCATCTTTGTTTTTTATCATCATTACACCTAAAGCTCGTGGGCATATTATATACGTTCCGTCTTTCATTTTTTTCACCTCATAAAAAACACATACCATATAGAAAACTTAAATTTATCCCAATTATATAGGACCCAATTTTTAATCCTAAACTTTCTTGCTTTCCAGGTCTTATCTGTAAATGCCTTTTTATAACATTTATCGTGGGTTAGTAATCCACTACCTAAGATACCATAATAATCTTTTGCCCCTATTTTCTTTCCGCAATATGCACACACATCTCCTTTCATTTTTTTATACCTCCATATTTAATTTCCTAATACTATTGTTTGAACCTGTGTTGAACTGCCGTCAGTCAGTCCTTGCCTTTTAACTATATTCATTATAGTCCCCATCTTGACTTTTTTAAGAACCTCAGCTAAATCTATAAATATGTCAGAAGGTATTTCTCTCTTAATAAACAAATCCTTTAAGTATAAGAATTTCTGTTTATCTGTTTTTAACTTTCTGGGATAAGTCTTGTATTGGATTTTACGGTTACATCTAACTCTTGTGGGATTTATCTTTCCAACACTCATAGGATTTGGTCTGCCTTTTAAGCCATCGGCAATAAGAATTCTGCTTATTTCTCTCCTAATATCGTGCCTCTCTTTTATATCATCAGGACTTTCTTTCAATCCTAAATTGGCTAAGGCTCTTTCTTTAATTCGTTGTTTATATTCGTAGGTAGTTTCTATATCCCCTCTATTGAATTTCATATTATCTACTCTCCCTTATATAGTCTTTCCTTAATTCTTTCTCTAACTCACTTTCTTTCCCTTTGAATGGGTTCTCTAAAAGAACATTCCCATATCTGTCTATAAAGTATGCAAGTTCCTTTGGCTTTGGAACATATGCACCTTCTTTTCTTGTTTTGGGATTATACCATATTACAATCCCATCTTTTACGGCATACATTTTTTATTCCTCCATTTTTAATTTATTTATTATATTGGGGAGAGTGGTTAAGTCTCTCCCCATAGTTGGTTCGCTCTTTTTCCTGTTTAATAAAATTTTCACTTTATATATATAAAAAATAGTAATTACATATATAAATGTTTTGGTTTTTTGAACCCGTTGTATGTGTTATTACTATTAAGTAGTAAATTTATTTAGGTGTAAAAAAAAAAGAAAAAAATTAGTCATATATATCTCCGTACCCCAAAAGCCAAGGACCGTTAAATAGTTGTAATAATAATCCTATAAATAGGGCAAGAAATAAATTTTCATACCAATATAGTTCAGGATGCTGTGTTTTCCAAGTCCTTTTCTCATAAGTTTCTACGGCATCATTTTTAGCAATTATTGCCTCTGTAAAATCTGTAAAGGTTTGTTCTGTTTTGTATCCCTCAACTAATGCCCTTTTGTTTATTGTTTTAACATAATGCCTTTCCCTACTAATTTCATAAGGAGTAAAAACTAAGGCATAAATTATTGGTATTAGGAATAATATTATCTGAACGGATGCCCATAAAAACCTGTATTGTTTTTTATTCATTTGTTTCACCTCCGTGAAGTTCTATCGTTGAACCGTTGATGCTCTGGCCGAATAAAAAAAAAAGAACTTGTTTAAAACAAGTCCTTCTTTTGTGCTTCAATCTTTGGCCTTAATGCTTGTTCTATTAATGCCTCAGCTTGTGCCTGTGATATCTTTTTCATTAGTCCTTGTAGTATCTGCCCTTCTGCAAGTCCCTGTTTTTTGTATTCTACTATTTTTACTATTGCTCCTACACTATCAAAAGTAGTTTTTATTGCAGGTTCTGCTATTACAGGTGTTGTATCTGCAGGTGTTACAACTGAAGGTTCTGCTACTGGGATAGTTGGTATTGCTCCCTGTGGAAATACAACATCGTCCCCCATTTTTACCAACCATTCATCAGATCCTTCACTTGTGGCAGGATTAATTTTTCCAAGTGCCCCTATTCCGTCTGCTGAAATACCTAATTGTTGTATAATCCAAGCATCCCATACCTTCTGATTTACGGTTTGCTCTATCTTTCCTTGCTGTTGTAGTTCAGCAATTCCCTTTGGGTTCACTTTGAAATACAGATATGGTCCTGGTTCTGTCTTTCTTGGTGCCTGCTCACTTACCATACTATACTCTACATTGGCCTTTACATCTTTGACTACTATTGTAGTCCTTGGTATTTTTCCCATTTTTTACCTCTTACTCGTTGCCCTTTACTATAAACTATAGGACTATGAATTTGTTTGGTGTTCTGCTTTTAGTAATGAAAACTACTATTTAAATCTTTCGTTTTCTTGAACCTAAATTATTATATTCTAAATTCATTTAGTAGGCATAATCTTATTTTACCTCGCATATATTAAATATCTACCTATTGCATAACCAAGTATTCCACCTGATAAAAGACCTAATATAAATAACCCTGCTCCTACATAGTTTTCTATCATTTTTTTACCTCCATTCTTTTATTTTTACATAATATGGGCATTTTATACATCTATTACTTTCTAACACCTGTATCTTATCAAATATATAGTTACCTCTGTTTAATTGTTTAGTATATTCATATAATTCTATCTTGTCGGCACTACAATCATATATACCTGTTTTACACTTACTAATAATATCTGTTAATTTACTTACTGCCTTTTCTGTTAATTTTCTCCGTTTAAACATAGTTTCATATTTCATCTTATTTACCTCCATTCTTTTATTATTTCCTCTATCTCCTCCTTTGATACTAATCCTCGATTATGTAGTTCTGTTAATACTTCCTTTATTGTTGTTTCTTCATCTGAAAAATGTAACTTTCCTATAGATGTCATTATTCCACCTCGTTTATAAGAGTTTCTATTGTTCCTAATGGATTGTCATACTTTAGGCAAAATAATTCATAATCTGCCTCAGCAAATGTTTTCATTGTCCTAAGTATATTATCTATATTTACCTTATTACCAACCGGCGTTGGTCTGGCCTCATTTAAATACATTTTCGTTGCCTTCATAAACACATTAATATCCACATCTGACCCATCCGCCATTGACATTAATTTAACTCCTGCATCAAAGCAATTTGAATTATGAGTCCTTATCTTTATAGGATTACCATTTTCATCAATATCTACAGGTTCTAATAAACTCGCATTTCCAAGACCGTGGGCTTTTATAGGCCTGAATTCTGTCTTTACAGGGATTCCTACAAAATGCCACTTACAGAATTCCTCATTATGAACAAAGTTAATCCTATGACACTCACTACTAAACCCACATTTTGAACAATTATTTAAGGTTTTCATTTTCTCACCTCTGTAATAATTGTTTTAAAACTAATCTCCGTTGGATTAAACAATCTTGCCGAAATTTCATCTATTAAAGCTTTTGCTGCCTTTCTTGATAACTGAATACCTATAGTATTGTCCTCATTATATATTTTTGGGTCTTTGATATATAATGTAACCCATTCAAGATTAAGTCCCGAGTCCATATACATCAAAGTTTTCCCCTGTATATATTTCATTTTTAGTTACCTCCAATAATAGGTTCTAATGTTATCCTTACTTTTGTCCCTAATGGAATTTTACTTTCAATAAATAAGTCACCTATGTTCCAATCATCTATTAAGTCATCCGTAAATATTTCCTCTTTAACTACTTTTTTCATCTTTTAGTTACCTCCATTACATCCTCAACTTTAATAATACATTGAACGGTTACTAAATCATTACTGCTTGCCTTATCTTTTTTTAGCATCCTTTTAAATGTATTAATTGCCCACTCTAATTTTAATTTGAAGGATATAAAATCTATTTCACTCGGTTTTCCTGCAGTCTTTATTCCTATTTCATTTAAGTTCATCTTTTAGTTACCTCCATTAATACTATCTCCTCCTTTGACACATCTAACTCACATCCTGTTGTTATACAAAAGTTATTGACCCACCTCAAAGGCACATCATCTGTCGGTATTACTATTCTCATTTTTTTCCATTTTTAAAAAGGTGCTCCTTTTGTTGCTCTGACCTCTGTGTTCTTTGCTACATAGGCTTTAAGTTCGTCTATATGCTCTACTATTGCCTGTGCTTTCTTTATACCCATCACAAATGGATATGTGCTTCCGTCTTGTTTTTCCACAGAAACCTCAAACATTGGTTTTCCGTGTGCTTCTATTTCTCCCATTTTTTATACCTCCTTCACCTATTAGTGAATATTAATCTTTTTACCTCCATTAAAATAATGGCTTTATTTCAGCTACTTCCCTTTTGAATTTTCTCTTACAATCCCTGCACATCTTTCGTCCTGAGCCGTCGTCAGTCAAGGCCACAAGTTTCAGAACCGTTCTGTGACACACACTACATTTTAAACACTTTCCTTCCTCTATTAATCTTCCCATTTTTTTTGCCTCCATATATTTATTTATGCTCTTTATATTGGTTATAAGTCAATTTAGTATATAAATGTTGCTATTAAAACAAAGGTATTATTGGCTCTGTTTTTATACCTAATGCTTTATCTATTTTTAAGATTTGTCCCCAGTTGTAACAACATTTTACTGCCTCGTCTCTTAACTCCTCACAATACGGACATATACTTATCCTTGATGCGTCGTTGCTCTGACCTGTTTGTCTTTCGTTTCCCATTTTTTATTCCTCCTTATTTTTATAAGTAATACTCTAATACTTAAAAGTCAATAGAGTATATAAACTTTACTATTTTTGCTAAGGCATATAAAAACGAAAGTTATATAAATGTAAGAAACATTACTCATATTTTGGCCTATATAAATTACTATATCAAAGTGATAACAGGTCACAAGGTAAGTATATGATTTATTACTTGTAAGTAGTAAAGAAAAAGCGGAACAATAAGTTTATTATTGTATAGTAACAACACCTGATTTATATATAAATCGCGGGACAAGATATTAAGTTAGCAGTAAGGTATACCTTTATGTGTAACATAGGAAGAGCAGTGCCTCCCCGCCATATCCATATAGGCATATGGCTTTTGCTACAACACCTTACCTTACCTTCCTACCTTAAGGAATATAAAACACAACACCTTAGGCCTCCTACCTTACCTTCCTTACCTTACCTCCTTAAAGGAATATAAACCTCTACCTACTAGTAACCTACCTACCTTATATAAGGTGTTTAAAGGCCATCCGTTGCCGCGCCGCACTACACCAGTTCGTCCCTGTTGAGTAGTAACCGAGCCGCACTGACGCCAGTTGTCCCTTATCGGTAGTGACCGCAAAAAAAGTTTAAAAAAAAAGAAAAAGCAGATGATTAAAATAAATCATCCTTTTTAAAGACTAAATCTATTTCTGCTTGTGAAATTTTAGCACCCTTCATTATTGCTTTAATCTCCTCATCAGTTGTGCCCTTTTGTGTATATTTCCAAGCTGTCTGTTTTAGCTGTTCTATTCTTGTAGGCTCTTTTGTTGTGTCTGCTTTGATAGGTGCAACCGGTGTCAATCCGACTTTTTCATATATAAAGTTATAAAAGTCCGTTTGGCTTGTAAATTCTCTCTTATTAAGTTCCTCAAGTTTCTCTATTCCATTAATTCCCAAATCCATTGGAATTTTCACTATTGTTGCCGTATGCGTATAACTATCTATGTTATCCCTTTTGTTGTTTTTTTGTTTGGCGTTAAGCCATTTTCCTCCCATTGTTTTTCACTTCCGGAATTAAATCTTGTTTTTTGTTTAATTCCATAAAGTATAAAGACGCTTTCCTTTATAAATGTTTGTATTTCAAAACGGGACTTTTAAGTATTAATTAAAGGTTTTAGCTGTAATTACGGGTGAGGAGTAACTTATATTTACTACTCTCAAGTGACGACAGGCCAGGTACTACTCTAAAGGAGTAAATCGTTATTACTACTGCGAAGGGACGACGTCAGGTCATCACTCAAAAGTAGTGAAACAAAGTTACACCTGTCACTGGATAGTAGTAAAAATCTGACTGACGCCGGTTGCTACTGAAAAGTAGTGACAGCCCGGTTGTCACCTAATAGTAGTGACCTGCCCGAGCGACGCCGCTTCGCGGCAGATACGGATAAGACCTCTAATATATATATAGGCCAGGCGCGGCACAGACAGACGCCACTTCATCACTTATGAGTAACAACATTAGTTTTAATCAAAAAAAAAAGAAAGATTAAAATAAGTCTTTCTTAACTTCTGCTTTTGGTTCATCTTTCTTAAAAGTTTCTGTTATTTCTGCTTCACTTATTCCAGCTTTTTTCATAATTTCTTTTATTTCTGTGTCAGTTTTTCCAGCTCTCATATACTCGTTGCGTCTTTCTTTTAGCTGTTCTAATCGTGTTTTTTCTTTTAACGTATCATCTGCTGCTATTGGTTGAATTGGCGTCAATCCAATCTGTGTATATATAAAGTCGTTAAAATCGCTGTTGCTCTTAAATTCTATGTTGTTGTTTTTCTCTAAAGTTGATACGTCGTCAATCTTAAAAGCTGTCTTTAAAATACTCTTGCTGTGCGTGTAGCTGTCAATATTTTTTCTGTCGTTGTTTTTCTTTTTGGCTTCTAACCACTTACTCATTTTTTCACTTCCAGATTTAAGTGTGATAACTTAACTTAAATCTATAAAGTTAAAAGACGCTTTACTATATATAGTTTTCGCTGTTCGGTTATATATATTCAAATATAGATATTCCAGAATATGAGTCCGTTGTTACCAAGAAGTAGTATTATGCTGTTGTTACTTATAAATTACAACGCTTATAAATGTGATGTTGTTACTGAAAAGCAATAAATCATTGTTACTATTGTAACTGGATAGTAGTGAATTTTTTTGCGGCCACCAGAAAGTAGTGAAATCAAGTTGTTACTATGGAGTAGTGACCGCCCGAGTCGCGCCGCTTCACTACTATTAAAGAATAAAATAAAAAAGAAATAGAAAAACTTATTTAACTTCTATTATATCTTTTAAAGTCCGCGTATATTTATCGCTGAAATAATTAAATAGCTTAACTCTTTTATTAATATCTTTCTCTAATCGCTTTATTATTTCATAAATAAGGTTTAAAGTCATCTTATCAATAGCTTTAATATGCTTACTATTGAATATATAGTCATTAGTATCGCTTACGTGTTCAACGTTGCAAGTAGTTAATACATCTTTAAATGTCATTTGTTTATCTCTTTTCTTATAACTCTTTAATGTCGTTACTTTAAATAAGTTCTTTCGTGCTTGCTCTTGCTGTCTTATATATTGTTCTTTATAACTCATTTTATATCACTACTCCATATTTTTTATTATGTTCTATATGTGCTATGCTCATCAAATCATTACAATTTAAGCACACACTATCTTTAAAACTACTATCTATTTGTTTGTTACATAAAGCACACTTCTTAAAATGCTTAACAGCTCTAAACATCTTAAACTTATCTGTTCTTACTCTCTTAATCTGTTTTTGTTTTGTGTTAAATACATTATACATTTTGTATCACCAAAACATAAGAAGTATAACTACTATATAAATATATCGCATAAAGTTTATAAAGAACAAGTGGCGTCACTCTAACATAGTAACACGTATAAATGTATGTGTTCGGCTGTGTAGCATACATAGAAGGAATAGTTACATAAGAGTAGTGAAGTTGATATCTATGTCGCTCTAAAATTTGCAACTAATTTTTCGAAATAATAGTGTTACGATACACTATATATACTCATGCATTTTTTAAGAAGTAGGTTTTAATCTTGCTTAATCTAATTCGTTCCCTAGAGATGTCTGCTTTTAATGTTTCTACAGCTATCTCTAAGGACATAATTCTAGTTTCTTCTTCATCTAGAATCCTAAATAAAAGTTTTTTATCCATTATAACTCTTTATGTCTTTCGAAGCCTCTAACTATGTCATTTACTAAGTCTTCTTCTAAGTCATTTGTGACTTTTTCAATCCAGTCATTGTAAACACTAAGTCTTCCATGCCATAGTTCGTGTAATAGTATATTTTTTTGGCGTTTCCAGTCTTGTTTCCAGAACTTCTTTGTAGGTTGGATTTTGACAGTCTTTTCAAATATATTTACATCTACTTCAGCAAAGTCATCATCTGTAGAGTCTTCCAAAGCAAATATAACAGAATAGTCACTCAAACCAGCTAAGTGTTTGTGAGACTCTAAAAAGTTCATACATTTTTTATGTTCTTTAGTTGCTTTTGATATTTTATTTTTCATTTTTATCAATCCTGTCTAATAGACCTTGAATCTCTAGTTTCTTAAATACTCCTCTTCTAAGGAGTTTTTCTATTAACTCCTTTATTATTTTCATTTCGTCACTCATTTTTTTTCCTCCTAACATGGATTGCTATGCTATATCCCTTTTCAGGCACTTGTTCATCGTTATGTATATGATACCAATGCATTTCTGATGTCTGTGATATAGCAATTACTCCTACTTTGTCAACCATTTCTTTTTTTATGAATTTATTTAGTATCTCTTTTGCTTTCATCTTTTTTCTCACCCCTTTTACTTTTTTTCAATATTTTTTGTTAAAGCTATAATAAGGTTTAGCATCACGATTGAATGTTTTCTCATCTATATTGTAATGCAATCAAACCTTGTCTTATTAATTCACTTATTTGTTTTAACTCTTTGCTTTTAAGTTGGGTCCCTAATAATTTATTTAAATTATTAAAAAAGTTGGAATCGTTTATTTCAATATCTATTAGTTTATTAAATAATTCACTAATTTTTATTTTATTATTCCCATTCTTATCATACGGACTAAATCAGTCTCATCATCATCATGAGAAAGAAAATTACCCATTGGATTGGTATATCTAGTAGTACCACTGCCTTGTTTTCCAAAGTTAGTCACAGCAAATGGAACACCCATTATTTGTGTTGCTTTGTTGGCTAGTGCTAAGGAAATAACACAATCATCATGACCACTTAGTCCTTTAAACTGTTCATTGCCTGCGGGTGTTGATGTGACACAAAATTTGCTTAATTCATCATCTAGTACACTCATTTGTTCCCTAGTCCATTCATCTCCTTGAGGCATAATTATTTGTTCACGTTCAAAAGCAGTTATTAGATATCTAATTAATTCTTCTTTTTTTTGTCCTCTTCCACCTGTAATAAACGATTCTACTCCTACATTCCATTCATCTGCTAATTCGTCTATCATATCCTGCCCCATATTGTTCTGTTCTACTAATACTTGGCAATTATCAAAGTTTCTAGCTATTTTAGCTATTTCAGCTGCTTGATTGGTTATTTTAAATCCTTTTGCTCTCCAAATATATACTATTTGTTTTGCTTGTGTAACTGAATTATATGCTAGTACTATTGCTACAGTATAATCAGCAGAAGCACTTCCACTCCTAGCTACATCTACTCCCATTACATACATCCATTCTTCTCCTCTGTTATCCATTTTAGATAATAAACGTATATCTTTTCCTTTGTTCATTGCTGGTTGTCTTATTTTTTCAGGAAACAAAGATTGTTCTCTGCTAAAAAATTCTAACTGGTATTCTCTACTAAATTTAAGTGCCCCCATAGTAAGGCGCTTATCCATAATTTGTTTCCAAGTAAATCTATCAGGACATTGAAGTGTTTTGTTATCATAATCTAATATAGCTTTAAATTTAAAAAATTCCCAAAGACTTTGTGGTTCTTCTTTTATTCTATTTTGAATTCTAGCAAATATATCATTTGCTCCTTTTGGAGTACCTACTAGTATAATTTGTCCATTTCTACTTAAAACCATAGGAAGTAAGTTCATATCTAAGTAATCTTCTATTTGTTGGTCGGATATCTGATTATCAGACCTAAGTATATCATCTAAGACAATCCTGTCTACGTGCTGTCCTAGAATTTCAGTACTAATACCAGCAGCTATTATATATCCTTTATTATATCCTATTCTAGTAGCTGCCCATTTGAATCTGTCTTTTTTAGTAACTAACCATTCATTGTTGTCTATTATTAGTTTAATATTCTCAAGTATGTCGTTTGACTGTTCCTGATTAGAAGATATAAGGATAATTCTTTTAAATCGTCTTAAGAACATAGTATAAATACTCATAATTTGAGAAAAGAAAACCGTTTTTCCATGACCTCTAGCTGCTTCTATACATAGCATCTTATGAGCTATACTTAAATTATTCCATTCTCTAAGTAATTTATTAAATCTAAAATCAGATGGATATCCTATGTCTTTTAAATCTCCAATCATAAATTTACAAAAATAATACAACCCATCTTTTTTATTATAAAATAACTTAAGCAATGATTTATATAAAAAAACATGAGCCGTCTTCTCACCATATCTCTCCACAAGATTAGTATATGAATATTCTTCATTACCTATTTTGTCAACTAACCAAGTTGTATACTCTTTGTAAATTTTTTTAAACGTTCTAATGAGAATCACCTATATTTTTCTTATTCACTAATTCTCTTTATTTTTTCTTTTTTTAGTATTTTATTTTCTGCTTTTTTTGCTTCTTTTTGTCCTTGTTTTACTTCTTTTGTGGTTCTATCTGGAACTTTTTCTTTAATACTCTTTTTCATATATGGATTACCATATACTTCTAAATTATCTAGTCCTAATTTTTCAACTATACAACCTAAACAATATGTATATATCCTTCCATTTTGTTTAAGTTTTAATACCCATTTATCTGGATGCCCACATTTCATTATACTCATTTTTTATCACCTCATTTGTATTTATTATCAACTTTTTTAGTAATCTGCAAGCCTATTTTTTATTATATATATAGATACTCCCCCTTTTAGAAACTTTTTATTAAATATCATAAATGGGTATAACACAAGGCTTAATAAAAATAAAATCATGTAACCAACCTTTTCTCTTATTGTGTTTAAATCACTTATATGGATTGATATACAATACTTTTTTATCAATTTTAAATTTAATTGTTTTAGATAATAATTAAATATGCTATCAAGTATTGGACTTATATGCCCGTTAGCTCCTTCACCACCCCCACTCTTTGCATTGAGAAAACCTCCTGGATACCCCCTTAACAAAAATAGGATTCTTGAATGACAGTTATGAACATTAGGGGTTGAAACAATCATTATTCCATCTTTGTTTAACAGTCTTTTGCATCTTCTAAGGAAATCAAAAGGAGAATTAAGATGTTCAATTATTTCTAATCCAATTATAAAGTCATACTTACTATTTATTTCTTCATTAAATTCTGTGTTTAAGTCAACTTTTACAAAATTTGTATTAACTAATTTATACCTCTCTTTATTTATATCACAGCTTGTTATATTATTGTATTCATTATCTATAAGTCTTTTGTCAAAAGAGCCACTACCAGAACCAAGGATTAATATGCTTGAATCTTTCCTTGCTTCAAACCTGCTGAATATTTTAGCAACCTTGGAATGTAAGCCTTTTGCTGAATAAATCTCAAGCCCTTTATATTTTTCATATACCATCTAAGCACTCCTCATATTTCTTAATTATATTTTTTATGTCAAATTCCTTGACTAATTCTAAGCTTTGGTTTTTCATCTTTTTTATTAATTCCTTATTTCTAATTAAATCTATCATAACCTTAGATATTTTCATATATGATTCTGGTGTTTTATCAACATCCAAAAGATAGCCATTATCTTTTATTATTTCTTTTATTCCACCAACATTACTTCCAATAACTGGAAGTCCGCAAGCCATTGCTTCTATAAATGCAATTCCGAATGGTTCATACCT